CTTGCGGCTGGTGTTTTGATAGTCGGAAAACTTGCAGTTGGTTTTATACAGAATATTCCCTATTTCTTAACTCAGATCGGCACATTGTTGGGACAGATGATAAGCACAATTGCTTCAAATTTCCCAAAGCTTGTGTCATCGGGTGGATCTATGCTGTTAAAAATCATAGCTGGATTTATAAATGGGATTACAAATATTCCGTCAGCAGTCAAGAAGGCGGTGGATTCGTTCAAAAGTAATTTCAGAAATGTCGATTGGGGAGAACTTGGAACCAATATTATTAAAGGTATAGTAAATGGTATCACAGGTGGAATTGGAAAGTTGGTAACAGCTGCAAAGAATGTTGCTAAAAATGCTTTGGATGCGGCAAAAGAGGCACTTGGTATTCATTCGCCATCACGAGTTTTTGAACTGGAAGTCGGAAAAATGATCGATCTTGGTCTTGCAGCAGGTATCGAAAGAAACCTGAAACCGGTGCAGACGTCAATGAAAGTGTTGAGTATGGAGACCGTTGGAAGTATGGATATTAATACCATGTTTGCTGGAGAAAGTGCTTTCTATCAGAATCAGAGTATGGAACTGGTTGATCAAAACAGAAGTGTAATATTTAACTATGAGCGTCTGGCAGATGCCACAGTAGATGCATTCGAGCGTGCTGGATTTACTTTCAGAGCCAATAATCGGGAACTTGGAAGATTTGTGAGAGGGGTGAACATGGCATAATGGACATCTTTTATCAGAACAGGAATGGCAGCAGGATTTATTTGGATCGTGAACCATATAAAATGGCCAAAAAATATTCATTGCTGAATTATGAATGGGACTATTCTATGGACAGTTATGACGGGCGCCCGAGGATGACAGGAAAAAGAAAATCGGCAAAGCGTAATGCCGATATCATAGTATCTGCAAAATCTGAAATGGATTGCTTACATCAGGTCAGCACCTTATCAGATTTTTTTGATGCAGATGTTCTTGCTGGAATGTCGGGAAGACTTTATGTTGGTTCGGGATATTTGCGATGTTTTATTGCAAAAAACAATACATCAGATAAATATCTGGAAACAAGAAAGATGCTGGTGGAAGTTGAAATTCTACCGGATGGCGAAGACTGGATCTATGAATCAAAGTACATTTTCCAACCACAGGAAACATCTGACAGTGGAAATAACATGGACTATCCACACGATTATCCGTTTGACTATTACAACGGGATGTCCAGCCGGATCCTGTTGAACGAAGCTATCTCGGATGCAGATTTTGAAATGGTAGTTTATGGTCCCTGTGAAAATCCGGAGATTCTGATCGGCAACCACAAGTACCATGTGAACTGCCAGCTGGAGACGGGGGAATATCTCGTCATTAATTCGCTGACAAAGAAGATTTATAAAGTCAAAAACGACGGCGAACAGGTCAATCAGTACAACCTGCAGGACAGGGACTGGTATGTGTTTCAAAAGATTGCTTCCGGAAGTCATTCCGTGTTCTGGAGCGGACTGTTCGGGTTTGACATCACCCTGTACGAGAGGAGGTCTGAGCCAAAATGGAGTTAATACATGCAGATGCTAATCATGTGATGCTTGGAACACTTGAAAGATACGAACTGGATCTGGCTTTCGGATCAGATGAAAACAATTTTGAGTGCGTTATGGTAATTTCAGATCATTGTTGCAGAACCGGCGAGTACCTGGCAATGCAGGATGTGGTGGCCGGGCATGTGAAATATACGGAGTACGGTGGTCGGATCGATGGTGTTTGCGTGGATACTGGAAAAGAGACGGTTACCTATTCCGGAAGGACCTGGCAGGGGATACTGTCCAAGAAGATAGTGTGTCCGGATGACGGGCAGGATTATCTGGTGTTATCCGGAGACGCCAATGAGGTGTTGGGATTTCTGATACAGCGCATTGGAGTTGGAGATCTGTTTGAGACACCCAGCGAGGAAGCAGGCATCACAATCACTTCATATCAGATGGATCGTTATATTGATGCATACACAGGCATGCGGAAGATGTTAAAATGCGCCGGCGCAAAACTGGTCATGTATTATCGTGAAGGAAAGGTGCATTTGTCTGCGGTACCTTTGGTGGATTATAGCCAGGATGAAGAGTGGGATTCTGACCAGATGAATTTTCAGATCAGCAGCAATGAGCGGCCGGTAAATCATCTGATTTGCCTGGGAAAAGGAGAGCTCAGTGAGCGGATGGTCCGGCATCTGTACATGGATGCACAGGGAAATATATCAGAAACACAGACGTTTTTCGGCGTGGATGAAGTGACAGAGACTTACGACTATTCCAACGTGGAATCAGAGGAAGAGTTGATTACCGGCGGTACACAGCGACTGCAGGAAACTTGGGCGGCAGCAAATACGTTGGAAACAGATTTTGAAAATAATACAGAGTATGATGTCGGTGATATCGTGGGAGCACGGGAGACAATTACCGGAGTTACGATAAAACGAGACATCGTGAAAAAGATACTGAAAGTCAACAGCAGTGGCATCAGTGTAGAATGTCAAATTGGAGAATAGGAGCGTGATGAAATGGCAGTAGAAATTATTACAGGGCATACCGGAAAAGAACATGTGACAGCGGAAGCAGCCGGAGCATTACATGCCGGAGTGATCGGAACAGGGAAATACGTTCTGGCCGGCGGTAATCAGTTTGCAGCGGAGATTGTATCAAATAACCTGATCAAGATTAAATCCGGTGAGCTGGTCAACCAGGGACGGCACATGCGTATCCCGGTGAACAGTTATGAGGAAGTGACAATTCAGAATGGGGCACAGGGAATGCACCGGAGCGATTTGATAGTGATGCGTTATAAAAAAGATACAAGTTCACAGGTAGAATCGGCGGAACTTGTGGTGATCAAGGGGAAAGCCAGTTCATTCACTCAGGCGAGTGTTCCGAGTTATGTTAACGGAAACATTCTGTCCGGAGCAACGCAGGATGATTTCCCGCTGTATCGGGTATCACTGAGCGGTCTGACGATTACAAGCGTGACGAAGCTGTTTTCTGTGTCGCCGACAATCGAGATGTTGTCGAAACGGATGGACGATATCGGAAAGGTCAGTACGGCAAAGTTATTAACAGAATTTCAATGTGAAACCAACATGATCACTAAAACGGCGGATGGGATGGTTTCACTGTCTGTGTATATGCACACGGGTGCTATCGGAGCAAATGCGGGAACGTGGTGGACTGCTGGCACGATTCCGGAAGGATACAGGCCGAACAGCACTGTATATGGGACAGGCATGGTATGCGGAGATGGTTGGCTGAATGCGGTACCTACAGCTTTCATGATTTCTAATGGACTGCTGTATTTGTATGGACAGAATTCAGCAGCAACCATGCTGGTGATCAACATGACGTATGTCGCAATGGGAAGTGTGGTAGCATGAGAATAAAGGCGCTGATCCGATGATTGCGATTGATGAGCCGATAGCGTAGGCAGAGGGGAGTGAGGAAAAAAAGTGAATGATTTACTACTGCAATCATACTATGTAGCCCTCCCAATCATACTAACGGCATTGATGGGTTACATAGTATGGTTGCTGAAAAAGCAGAAAAGGGACAGGGATGCAAACAGCAAGGGAACCATGTTGCTTCTGCGTGTACAGCTGATTGAATATCATGATAAATATATGCGGCTTGGAGAAATTCCATCTTATGCGTATGAGAATTTCAATGAGATGTATGATGCGTATCATAAATTAGGTGGGAACGGAATGGTGACAAAAATGAAACAGGAAATTGAAGAGTTGCATTTAAAAAAGAAAGGACAGTAAAATGACAGATTTAGGATTTTTAGCAGATTTCATGATTCCGGTAATCGTAGGGATCTGCCTGTGCGTTGGGTATGTGATCAAAAAATGGGTGAAGGATGTGGATAATAAATACATTCCGACAGTCTGTGCACTGCTGGGAGTGATCCTTTCTATCTGGATCAGCGGATGGAATGTTTCCCCTGCTGTGATCTTGAGCGGATTATTCAGCGGTCTGGCATCCACAGGACTGCATCAGCTGTTCAAACAGTATATCGAAAAGAAAGAAGGTAATGAGTAATGGCATACACCATGAAGGAAATATGGGCTTCTGCAACCAACTATGGAGCGCATAGAGCATTGCACAGTATCGGATATATCGCAGTGCATTTTACTAGTAATGATGGAGACACAGCAGAAAATAACGGTAAATATTTTCAAGGCGAAAACAGGAAGGCATCAGCGCACTATTTCGTGGATGATACGACAGTTGTGCATTCGGTTCCAGATGATCGTATTGCTTGGTCTGTTGGTGGAAGTAAATATAACAACGGTGGTGGACGTTTGTATGGTATTGCGAAAAATGCAAACACGCTGAACGTAGAGCTGTGCGACACGATAAAAAACGGAACCATAAAAGCAACAGAAGCGACGATCAATAACGCTCTGAATCTTGTAAAAGGGCTGATGAGCAAATACAACGTCCCGGTTGATCGTGTAATCCGGCACTACGACGTCAACGGAAAACCATGCCCAGCCTACTGGGTGGATGAAACACTGTGGGAGCAGGAGTTCCACGGCAGACTGACGCAACCAAGTATTCCGGACGGACTTGCCGATCAGGCGGCAGCTGACGGAAACTGGTACTATTACAGAAACAATCTGGTGGCGGCTGATTACACCGGGCTTGCACAAAATGTGAACGGTTGGTGGTATGTCCGGAACGGTGCGGTTGATTTCGGAGCGAATACCGTAGCTCAGAATGAGTATGGCTGG